GCGATTGCAATAACCCCACACCCCACGGGGGCAGGGCACCAGACGGCACGGGCCCCCCGACGGAGAGAGCTTTTTTATCTTTGGCCTCGTGTGCATTTCTAACCCGGTTTTCTTTTATTGACCTTTTGCCCTAGCAAGGGCGGGGGGATGGAGGGGGGTGGGTTACAACGCGCCTATAAACGATTATAGCAAAAAATAGGGGTATTTTTGTGCGGGGTAGCGACCGGCAGCGTGCGGGCAATTACACTCACATAAACGCTTTGAGTGTATTTAATAAAAAAAAGCTTGACAACGGCAAAAATCCATGGTATATTTGTGATATGATAGGCGCCGTTTGCAAGCGTCGCCCTCTCATCTTACCTGCGGCTATAGCGCGCATGGGCGTCACCTGCCAACTCGCGATTAAGTGGTGAGCTACCCGGAGGCTACCGGGACTTCTCAAGAAAGGACTCGCGGTGAGTAAACTTAAAGCTAAACTACGGCTATCTAAGGCAGCTAGAAAAGCGGGGTCTAAGGACCCCTTTATCGGCTACACCCCTTCTAAACATGCTAGGGAGGGGGGGTTAAATGACGAGTACCGCCGTAAGGTTAATAGGGAAACCGGCAGTAACCTGCAAGCGCCGGTTACGGGCAAGGTAAAACCAGGCTCAAAGGATGCTAAACGGCGTAAGAGCTTTTGTGCGCGCATGGGTGGGGTTAAAGGACCGACCAGTAAGGATGGCAAACTGACGCCTAAAGGCGCGGCATTAAAGAGGTGGCGCTGCTAACGCGCGCCCCTAACCAGCTACCGGTAGTACGCCCAGCCTTAAAAGCTGGGCTACCAGCGTGTACACTATATACGTATACACTATTTCCCGGCAGCTCATGTATTAGTATACCAGAAATTTTAAAAAAGTCAAGTGTTATTTTTTACTTGACAAACTTAAATAACTATGTTAGACTAGTTATAAATAGCTTAGGAGACTAAGAAATGGCTTTTTTACTCACCTTTTCCGGCGGCGGATCAGCGACATATAAAGATGCAGTTAGAGCGTGTAAGGACGCACAATTAGCCTTAGCAGGCGCAACTCCCCTTATTGTGGATGGAGTAACTCTTGTAAACAACGAACGCGTTTTATTACGAGGACAGGCAGCACCAGCAGAAAACGGTATTTATGTTGTTGTAATTTCTGGTGGTAACTATACCCTAACCCGCGCAGCCGATGCCAATAACTCAAATGACGTCCTTCCAAATATGCTTGTGCCTGTTTCCGCAGGTACCCTTAATGCCGATAAAATTTTTCAATTAGTTAGTCCTAGCGCAGAACCTATTGCGGTTGGAACCGATTCATTAGTTTTTACTGACGTTTTAATTGGTCTTGCCAATAAAGCTGACCGCGACCTTGCTAACCTACTACCTACCGCCATTAACCAAAGTCTTTTGTTTGGCGATGACACTAGCTATAATATTGGAGCCGCAGGCGCTTCACGCCCACAAACGCTATATGTTAAAACGGCTATTAACCTTAATTCACTTACCGCAAGTCAAATCTTAGCTTCCGATGCCAGTAAAAATATTACGTCGTTGCCGGTTGCAACCTACCCATCTCTTACTGAACTTTCATATGTAAAAGGTGTTACAAGCGCTTTACAAACGCAACTTAATGCAAAAGTAGATTCTGTATCCGGCTCTGCACCAATAGCATCAAGCGGTGGCACAACGCCCACAATTTCTATTTCTGATTTTGGTGGAGCTAATGGGGTTTTAGCTGGAAGTAAAGGTGCTGTTCCTGCACCAGCAGCAACAGATAATACTAAGTATTTAAAAGGTGACGGTACTTGGGCTACCATCACTTTACTACCAGCTTATTCACAAGATAAAGTTCTTTACTCAACTGCAAGTGCGGCAGAGTGGAGAACAGTAGGAACTGGCTCTACAGCTTCTTCCTATCCTACAGGAACAACTATTTTTGGAGTTGCAAAACCTTCTGGGCTTCTTAATACTGGAACGTATAACAGTATTGTTGGAAATGCCAGTGGTACGGGATTAACTTCAGGTAATTACAATACCCTTTTAGGACACAGTGCGGGGGGACAAACATCGGCGGGTTTTGGTACCGGTGTAACAACAGGTATTGGAAATGTTTTATTAGGAGCATATGCTGGAACCCAATTAGGATTTACCGGAACTACCGTAACATCTCAATCATATGGTATTGGAATTGGGTACGGGGCTATGCCGTATTCTAACTATTCCATAGCAATTGGTTATGGTGCTTTTTCATCAGTGTCAGGGTTAGGAGACTCTCATAATATTGCAATTGGAACTGGCGCAGTTTCTGGTTCTGAGGTTTATGGCGGAGTAATAGATAATATTGCAATTGGTAGAAGCGCAAACACTGGAGCAGCTACTCGAACTATTGCAATTGGGGGATTCAGTAACGGCGGAGCTTATTGGACCTGGGGAGATGGGCGCGATAATGTAGTAATTGGATATTCTGCAAAAGCGCGAGGATTATCCGAAGGTGTAGTAATTGGTAAAGGGGCCGGTAATGCCACTCTTGATGGTTATTATAATACAATTGTGGGTTCAGGCAGTGCAACTGCAATTAGTACAGGAGCAAGCAATACCATTGTTGGACACACAAGCGCCACAGCACTGACCACTGGAAGTAACAATATAGTTGTTGGAAAAGGAAATTTAACTGCAAACCAAACGACTACGGCTAATAACTGTATAGTTGGGTTTGAGTGCGCAACAAGTGCAGCAAACATTGGAAGTAACCATGTTATCCTGGGGTACCAAAGCGGATTAAATTGGAATAATAGAGATACTAATGTAGCAATTGGATATCAAACAGGAAACGGCGCAACTGGAGATACTGGAGTATTTATTGGGCAATATTGCGGTGCGGGCGGAACTGGATCAAGCTCAGTTGCTATCGGATTTAGGGCGGCTGCTGGAAATAATTTTACAAATTGGTCCGATGCAATTTGTTTAGGAAACCATGCCGGTTATCAAGTCGGGCAGGGAACAGTTGCTATCGGTCCCCAAGTTGCCGCAATTGGAAGATCAACGCAATCGGTTGCAATTGGTCAATACGCATTAAGAAATGGAACTTGTGATAAAAGTATTGGTATTGGTTATTATGCTGGTAACAATTCTGCATCAAATAATTCAATTTTTTTAGGGCCATATGCAGGGCAAAATTGTTCAACAAACAATGAATTATATATTGCAAATCAAAATTACGCCAATAACACTGATGAGAAAACCAAATCTTTAATATACGGTGTATTTAACGCCACTCCGACTTCCCAAACATTAAGAATAAATGCACAGGTTAATTTAGTTCACGGTGAAAAACACGCTTCAGTGCATGCTCAAACAGGTACCGCAAACGTCATTACCGCTACCGTAAATAATTACTACATTGGTGTTGATTGCAGTGGGGCTGCTAAAACTGTAAACCTTCCTGCTGCTGCAACGGCAGGACAAGGGTTTGTTTTGGTAATTAAAGATGAAAGTGGAAGTGCCGCAACAAATAACATTACCCTTCAAGCGAGTGGCGCTGAAAATATTGACGGTACAAACACAAAACTTATTGCAGCAAATTATGGTTCTTATTCTTTAATGTGCAGTGGTTCTGCATGGTTCATAATGTAAGGAAATAAAAAAATATGGCTTATAATATTGCACCTTCAAAACAGGATTTATTAGTTAGTGGCACAAATATCAAAACAATCAATAACAATTCTCTACTTGGTTCAGGAAATTTAACAGTCTCTGGGCTTCCTTCCTCGGTCAATCCAACAGATGCTAATAAGGTAGTTGCAGTTGATTCCTCTGGAGTTGCCTCTTGGCAATATGCCGGATTAGGAAGTGGTTCATTTGGCACTGACAACATTATTCTTGGTAGAGCAAAACCAACTGGATTTGCTGGTTATACTGTCGACAATATTATTATTAATTCATCAAGTACGGCTCCATTAACAAGCTTTAGTGGTGCGTACAATATTTTGATTGGAAGTGCTGGAAACGGCCAAACATATCAAAATGATAATATAATTATTGGTCAATTGCCCAATACAGTTGGAAATGCGGCTGCTTCTGTGAGCATTGGTAATGCATTATATATTGCAAATTCAAATTACGCAGTAACCATTGGACGTGCTGCTACATCATACCAGGAAGCAGTTACTATTGGGTATAGTTCTTATAGCGGAAATACAGGAGCAGTTACTATTGGGCATAGTTCTTATAGCGGAAATACAGGAAACGTAGCAATTGGAGCTTCTGCGGTTGCTTTTGGTGCAGATAGTATTTCTATTGGTAAATTATCTCAGATGGGTTCTGGAGCATCAAACATTGTCATAGGAAAAAGCTCTGGAAAATACCCCTCTACTGGAGCCAATAACACGATTGTTGGAACTGCAAGCTTTACCGCAGTAACTTCTGGAAGCTCAAACACTATCTTAGGGGCTGCAAGTGCCACTGCACTGACCACTGGAAATGACAATGTTATTGTAGGAAAAAGTTTGGCTCCAGCCTTAAATACAGGAACCAACAATGTAATAATAGGAAGCGAGTGTTTAGTTGCCGGAACTAATACTACTTATAACGTAACCATCGGATATCAATGTTCAAGAGTAAACAATCTAAACACACGAAATGTGCTTATTGGTTATCAGGCTGGTGAAACTCTGAATAATGGAATTGATTGCGTTGCGTTGGGAACTTTGGCTGGAGGCTCAGGAACAAACACTAGCAGTGCAATATCTATTGGATACAATGCTGGCTACAGTAGCAAAAATTCTGCAATTTGTATTGGAAGATACTCGGGTTACAGTTCTGGATTTGGAGTGTCTGCGATTGCAATTGGCGAACAAGCGGGAGGTTCTGCTGGAGCTTGTGATAATAGCATTGCAATAGGTTCTTATGCGGCTAATAGCGCCACATCTACAAGTTCAGTGTTTTTAGGACGATATGCGGGAACTTATTGCACGGCAAATCAGGAATTTTATCTAAATGGTACAACTGTTCAACAAGCAAATACAACAGCAGAAAAAGCTGCGGCTTTAATGTATGGACAATTTAATAATACTACTGCATCCCAAACTTTAACCATTAATGCGACAACAACTTCTACTTATGGTCTTAGTGTTTCCACTGCTGGTTATGGAATTTCTGTTAAGTCGGGATCAAACGCAAAAATTGGAGTTACCGGGGCTTTCCCAGGTGGAAATCCAAATACCGTGACCGTAAGCACAACGGCAGTGACAGCAAATTCAATTATTCTAGTATCTGCCATGAGCTTTACCGGAGGATTGACAGGCGCACCTTATGTAAGCGCAATTACCGCAAGCACAAGTTTTGTAATTACCGTTCCAGACAATTCATTCACTGGCACTGTCGGTTGGGTAATAATAGAAAAAGCTTAATACAACTAGGATAATTAATGGACAACTTTGATTTAAACAAGTTGCATCTACAACTTTTAACAATAATGCCAGCAAATAAAAATTATCTATATTACTTTGGATTCTAATGAGTTTTGTTAAATTACAAGATGGTCGCAGCACATACGCACTAGACAGCCTACGTCTGCGCACACGCAAGGAAGCTGAAACGGCGCCACAAGCCGGGACGGTAGAGTTGTACATTAAAGATGGCATTCTCTATCAGATCGATGAGCAAGGCATTAGCAAAGAAGCAGCCGTTACTCCCGTAGTAGGAAGATTTTATCTTCCAACAAATCAAACGGTAGCTGTCAGCACTACAGCAGTAGTTGGAATTTCTACTGCTGACTTTGAGTCTCAATCTCTAGTTTCTGGTACGGGAACAAGCACTAAGATTAAAGTGACCTTGCCGGGTAAATATCGCGTGTCTGCTCGCATTGCCATACAACCTGCTGGAAGTTTATGGAATAACGCAAGTCCGCAGTTGATCTTAACTATCAACAACAACGACGTTGCAATCCTAGATCAACAGTATAACATTACAGGGTCTAACGGAATAAACTTAAGCGGCAGTACAATTGTCGATCTTGATATTAACGATTACTTGCAAATTAAATTTGACCGAAGTACCGGAACCGGCAGTGCAACTATATTTGGTAACATTGGTCACACGTATTTAGACATTGATCGCGTAGGATTTTAATGGCTAAACATTATACAAAAAAGTTTCAAGAAGCCTACGACGCAGTTTTACAGATAGCACGTCTTGAAGGGCCAGAGAGGGGCAAGCTGGCCTTTCGGGATGCTATGTTAAAGTTGGGACACGAAGAACGCATTCGCAACCTCTACCGCGTTCAAGATAAGCTGACCAAGCAAGCTAAGTTTTTTATACCTAATGCGCCACAGGAAAAATACTTAAAGACCAAGCACGTGCGTAACATTATTCTTAAATGTCGACAAGTAGGGTTTACAACCCTTAATTGCATACGGGCATTAGACTATGCACTTTGGGAGAGCAACATGCGAACGGGCATTATGTGCCACAAGTTGCAAGTTGTTAAAACCATCTTTAACGACATTACCAAGTTTTGCTATAATTGGTTCTTACGCGACTGGGGACATTTGTATAAGCCAGTTGAAAAGAGCGATTCTAGTACCGCTCTTAGTTTTGCACACGACGGCCTTGGACGACCACTAGAGTCTTCAATCCTAGTGCTACACGACTTTCGTGGTAAGACAATTCACTTTATGCACGTTTCAGAAGCAGCACGTATCGAGCGTGACCGACTCGTTGGATCTCTTAATGGTGTGCCTGATAACGGCGAAATTACTTTAGAGTCAACGGCTGCTGGTAGGTCCGGTGAATTTTACCGCCTTTGGCAAAGTTGGAAAACCAAAGGTAGCGTAGCTCCATATCGTGGATGTTTTATTCCATGGTACAAGTATTACCCGGAAAATCTTGAAGAATGGGAACTACCCAAAGAAGCTGTACTTACTAACCGCGAACGCGAACTAATGGTAATGTACAAAGATAAGGTTACTGAGAACCACATCTTTTGGCGACGGTGGTGCATTGAAGCTAAGTGCGGCGGTGATGAAGAGTTATTTGAAAATGAGTATCCAACAAACGATCAAGATTGCTTTTTAACGGGCGATGCAAACGTATTCTCTAGCAGCATCTTAAAGATGCAAGATCGCAATACGCGCGAACCCATATTTACCGGGCACCTAATTTCTGACGGCAATAAAATGGAAATTCATGATGACCCAAAAGGATGCGTTACTATTTGGGAAGAGCCAGACCCGTCGCACACATACTCCATAGGAGCAGATCCTAGTGGAGGGGTAGGTCAGGATAATGGCGCTGCATACGTAAAAGATAACAAGACTAACAAGCTCGTTGCCCGCGTGTGGGGTGACATAACCCCCGCAGACTTTGCTAGAGAGATTTACAAATTGGGCAAGTTTTATAACAACGCTTGGCTTTGCGTTGAAGCAAACAACCATGGACACGTGGTATTGCACGTACTTAAAGAGATGGGATACCGCAACTTATACAAACGGTCAACCATTGATGAGATGACTAATAAGCCTACAAAAAAGATTGGCTTTGTCACTACCAGTCAGACAAAGATCATGATTACGGAAAAGTTTAAAACCGCCGCTAAGGAAGGCAAGCTAATCATTCTTGACAAAGAATTGATTTCAGAAATGTCTACCTTTGTGCAAATTGCAGGTAAGAGTGGCGGCTCGGTTCGACGCGAAGCAAGTGCCGATGCGCATGACGATTTAGTAATGGCAGCAGCATTAACAGAAGAGATGAGCAGTTCACGGGAATGGGATGTAGATGAGAGCACGCGCACGGAAATTCAAGAGTACACAGTTGATCCTGAAACGGGATTTATTATAGGATAATGCATGAAAAATCCTTTTGAACATGATGAGCTACAGCAAAAAGAGCAATCAAAAGAGTTGCACGCAATTCGCATTGTGCGCGCATTTATGCGTAACAGTGATGAGTACCGCGACCCGCACATTGAGCTTGCTGTAAAATCTAGGGAGTTGTATGAAAACTGGTCGCCTGCTAACCGCAGCATTGTACAGCGCGCTAATCTTAAATTGCCATTTGGTTTTACCATTATTGAAACGCAGACTCCGCAACTAGTTGACATCTTTTTTAGGGGTGGCAATGCCGTACAGTTTAAGGGGCAAGATGCAAACGACGCCATGTATGAAGACGCCATTACCGACTTTCACGTGCATCAGTTTGAAGAGATGGGCTTGCAGTCAAAGTCTGCCGCATTTATTAAAGCAATGCTTTTAGATGGGACCGCCATCGCTAAGGTACCTTACAGATATAAAGAGATGGAAACCATGCGTCGCGTGATGCAAATGGACCCTATAACCGGCATCCCGTTGTCCATTAAACAGCCCGCCGTTGAAGTGCTCTTTGATGGGCCAGACCTTGAAATTGTGCCCATTGCCGACTTTTTTCCAGACTGGACTGTAAAACGTCCAGGAGACGTTGCAGCCATGAGAGGCTGCGTACACCGCACGTACAAGACCTTGGCAGCGCTTAAAACCAACCCCCTCTACAAAAACCTAAAGGAAATTGAAGTCAGTATTAGTGTTAAGGGTGAAGACGCGTGGGCGCGTCCATACTACTCGGACGCTTATAAAGATGATTTTGACCGGCTAAATGACAATGAAGATGGCGTTAAAGAAGAAGGTACCGTAGAAGTTTGGGAATACTGGGGTCTTTTTGACCCCAATCAAGACGGAAACTTTGAAGAGTATATTATTGTAATTGCAAACGGTGACGTAGTTCTTAGGTGCGAACCTAACTTCTATGATTATAAATTTAAACCGTTTGTCGCATGTCCTAACTACATGCGCGAATCTGAATTCTATGGCGTTCCAGAACTAATGGCTGTACGGTCTTTGATCAAAGAAGCCAATACGCTTCGCAATGCTAGACTTGACAACATTAATCTATCGGTAAATCCCATGTGGATTGCTGACCGGGCTGCAGGTATCAATACCAAAAGCCTATTCTCACGGCCTAACGGAGTAATCTGGACCAACGATATTAATGCTATTAAGCCACTACCGCCAATGGACCCTTCGATTGGATCGCGTGAGGAAATGGCGTTTATACAAAACGACATTCAGAATGCTACCGCCATGGTAAATGCTGCACCGGTAGCTTCAAACCTTGGTAAACAGTTTGGCCGTTCTGCAACCGGCGTTAACTTTATTCAAAGCTTTGCAAGCTCTCGTATCAGTCTTAAAGCACGGATGCTTGCCGAAATGTTTTTTAAACCAGTAGCTAAAATCATGCTACTTACTAACAGGCAATTTGTAACTGAAAGCCAGTGGGTACGGGTATTAGATCCCAATACACCTAACCCATTCGTTGAGTTACCACCTGATGCATTTTTCAGGGCCTTCGATTTCCTCGTTGAGACGACGTTGGAAACCGGCGGCCCAGAGGGGCAGTTTCAAAAGATACAAACCGTGTCCCAAATCCTTCAAGCAATCGAAGGAAGTCAGCCCGGAACGGTTAAATCAGACGTTATATTAGAAGCGCTATTACGGCCACTATTGGGTCGCCAAGTAAAACGCTTTGTCAATAGCCCTGAAGAACGACAAATGATGCAAATGCAGCAGCTTGCAGCACAGCAAGCTGTCAATGCACAACAGGGCATGAATGCACCACAACCAAACGCGCAAGAAGCTAACTTAAATGTACAGCCAGGCCAAGACGTATTGGCATCTTTAGGGCTTAAATAATGTTATACGCAAACGAAAATATTAAGATTTGGAACCCTGAAACGGGCGAGATGTCCGGTAAAGAGGAAGTTATTGACGCTGAAGCAGAGCGCGTTATTGATGAAGGTCAAGCGCTTGCACAGCTTAAACAGGCTCGTGGTTGGATGTTACTAGAAACTTTACTTAAAGAAACATGTGCAGACTTAAAAGAGAAGCTCACATACGAACAAGATTTAGACAAATTCCGCCGCCTTCAAGAGGCGGTCAAAGCTTACCAAAACGTAATGAACTTTGTCGATTATAAAATCGCCGAAGGTCTTGCGTTGCAGGAGCAAAAAACCCAGTCCCCTGAAGAGGGCTAAACTAGGAGGATACCATGTCAGACGAGAAAATCGCGCAGCCACAAGCGACCTCGCAAGAAAGTCAGGCTGTTGAACAGCCACAGACCCAAGAGATCTCTACTCTTGGCCAATCTGAAGCAGTGGAAGAGGCGAACTCTATACCTCAGAAGTTCGTAGGAAAGTCTCCAATGGAGATTATCCAAGCATACCGGGAACTCGAAAGAGAACGTGGTAGGCTCGCATCTGAGTTAGGTTCTACTCGAAAAGAGAAGGAAACCGTAGAGGAGCAGTTCCGCCAAGCAGAACGAGAACGAATCGCGTATGCACAGGCAGCAACTCAACGGCAACCAAGAACGGTTCAAATGGAGGAAGAACAGGACCCTATAGCTGTCTTTGATTCCAAGTTTGATGAAGACCCGCGCACGGCTGTGAAAATGGCCTTGAATGCAGTGTCTAATCGAATGCAGCAACAATCGCGTGAACAAGCACGAATAGAAGCTGAAGGATATTACAGAAAGCAAAAACAGGAAAATCCTGACTATGCTCGACGTGAGCCGATGATGCAAAAGCTTGCTCAAGAATTACAAGATGTAGTGAAACCTGAATATCAAAACTCTTTAAAAGTTTTGGCTGCCCTGGATTTAATGTCCAAAGGCGCAGATGTAGACTACTATACTAAGCAAGCTATTGAGCGCGCACAGCAAGGCGGTCTTTCTGTGCGATCAGAAAAACAACGTGCTCAGTCCGAATCTGCAGTATCTAAAACAGATGCTTCAGTGCCTTTTGATAAACTCTCACTTGATGAGATGCGTAAGGCTCTTGGACGGAGCGACGATTAGGAGTAAATAATGGCTTCAACAACACTCACAAATGCAGCAAATCTGCACTTGTATTATGAAAAAAAGCTATTATCTGTCCTTGAACCTCGTCTAGTCCTTCAACCTCTTGGAAAAAAACAAAGACTTCCAAAAGGAAATGGAAAACGAGTTAAATGGCTCAGATATAGTACAATTAATAGTTCAGTAGTTCCACTAACTGAAGGTACAGTACCTAATGAAATTGCTTTCACAACAGCAACTGTGCAAGCAGATATTGAACAATACGGTCAATATGCGAAAGTTTCTGATCTTTTATCAGATACTGCAATTGATCCAGTAATGGAAAATCTTTCTGAACGCTTCGGTATTGCCGCTTCTAAGACAATCGAAGAACTTATTATTTCTGAGATTTCTCAAAATTGCGCAAACCAAAACGTAAACGGAAGAGCTAACTTTGCTGCAATCGGTGCCACTCCAGGTGTATCGGACGTTTTAAATCATAAAGAACTAATCGAAGCTATGATTCGTCAAAAAGCCGATCTAATCGGACCACACGAATCTGGTGATTATGTTTGTGTATTACATGCACATGCAGAATATGATTTATTGTCAGACACGCAGGCTGGTAGTTTTCTCGATATTCAAAAATATACTGATAATCGACCAGTGCTAAACGGTGAAATTGGTAGAATGTATGGAATGAGATTCCTTGTTTCAGACAAAATGCTTAATTCATTACCTGCTGTTCACGGTGGACCATCAAATGTTGTTCAATCTTTTGTCATTGGTGAAGAAGCTTTTGGAGTTGTAGAACTCAATGGCGACGCAATGAAAATGATTATGAAAAAACATGGTTCTGCTGGAGCAGTTGATCCTTTGGATCAGTTTGCAACAGTTGGATACAAAATTAATGGCTTTGCTGCTAAGTACCTGCAAACAGGTTCTAAGCGTGTTATTGCTGTTAATAGTGCATCTTCATTAACATAATATAGAAGGGGGTGGGGTAATCTCACCCCCAACTTACTGTCAATGGCTTTTACACTTATACCTTGGGAACAGCCTAAAATGACCTTAATGAGTTTACAAGATAAGTTAAAGAAGGTTCACCCAGAACTTTATATCGATGCTTCAAGTAAACAAACACGTGAAAATGGGCTTAAATTTAGTGCCCTATACCTTAAACGCCCTAGAAAAGCCTCTGTAGGAGTTGCGCAACACGAGCGCAATCTTGTAAATGAAGGCCATGCCAAATATTTAGACGCTTTAGAAAGCGGCCAAATGGACATATTTATTACGT